TCAGCCTCGTGCATAAGCAGCTGCTTTCTCAAACAACGCCTGCTCGGGACGGATACCGGTATACAGCACAAATTGCTCAACCGCCTGAATAGCAAACACTTCGCCACCGGTAATTACCGTCTTCTGTTGTGCTGTGGCATAGCTTATCAGTGGGGTGATGGCGGGCAGCGCCACCACATCGAAAATAATGTCGGCATGATTAATTTCAGCTTCAGTGAAAGCCAGGCTACCTGCATCCTTACTCCCCGACATCCCCACGGGTGTTGCATTGATTAACATGTCGGCTTGAACGCCTTGCATGTCAGGCTGATAGCAATAGCCCGATTGCTCAGCTAACTGCTTACCGGTCTTTTCATTGGTCGCAATAATAAAACCCTGCTTAAAACCGGCATTTTTCAATGCAAAAACCACCGCCTTCGCCATCCCGCCACTGCCACGTAAAGCAAAAACCTTATCTGTCGGTACCTGATGGGCCTGTAGCAATTTGGCGATAGCGATATAGTCGGTGTTGTACGCCTTTAGGTAACCATCAGTATTCACCAAGGTATTAACCGAATTAATCGCTTTAGCTGATGGATCCAGCTCATCCGCCATGGGGATGACCGCTTCTTTAAATGGCATTGAAATAGCACAACCACGGAACCCCAGCGCGCGCACCCCGCCAATCGCGGCGGCAAGGTCGGTAGTGGTAAAAGCCTTATACAGATAATCGAGGTCTAACGCGTCATACAAAAAGTTATGAAAACGAGTGCCAAAGTTGCTCGGCCGGGCGGCCAGAGAAATACACACTTTAGTGTCTTTGTTTAAATATCGAGTCATCTTGTCACCTTACATACTTTTCTTTCAGAATTAGCCGATAAACTTCAGCGGCACCAAGCGTCATATACGGGCATTACGGGTTCAGATGCAACAATTATTCCATCACTGGATGGCGTCTGAAAGTCCCCAAATAGACATAAGGTATGCATCTGAATAATTCAGGCTGGTTTGATTTTCAGACCAGCCAGCTAGAGGCGGAGTGGCGTTATTTGAAATAAAAAAAGGGAGGCTTTCGCCGCCATTCACCACCTAACAAAAACAAGCAGTTACAGTAATATCAACAAGTTAGATACCTGTCACTGCGTGCTTAAAATGGGTGTAGCGTGGGTGATTTGGTCAATTTGTGGATCACTTACTTACCCAACAAAGGTCAATTTTTTCTCCTTAACAAATTGCTGCCACTCTTCAGGATTAAGTTCAAACCCTGGCGCTGACATGTCGTCTTCATCACCTTCTTCAACGAACGTGACGAGGAAAAAAACCTCATCACCTTCCTCATCCTCATCATCGTCAACCACGGTTACTTCTGTAACAACAATGCGTTCTCCTGCTGGGAGGGAGGAAACATATAAACCTTCCAGTGGAACCTCAATTTTATTCGGCATAGGTATCAATCTCCTTTAAGTCTCAAGGGGGTTAAATCTCACTGCATCTTCTAAGTAATCAGGCGCAAAGTGTGCGTACGTCATTGTTTGTAAAATATTTGAATGCCCTAAAATCTTCTGAAGTGCCAATATATTGCCACCATTCATCATAAAATGACTGGCGAAAGTATGGCGCAAAACATGAACGGCCTGCCCTGCGGGTAGACCCGGAGCAACTTCTTTGATGCAAGTTCTTACATAGGGATAATTTAAAGACTTAAACAACGGCCCGGTTTTAATTCCATCGGTTAGTTGCTCGCATAATTCATGCGATATAGGGACTGTTCTATTCTTGCTATTTTTTGTATCGAGGTAAGTCACCTTATTGCCTATACCGCCGGAGCATTTTGTCAAAAGCTACAAAGTGAATGTTGATGGTAAAACCGTGGCGGAGTGGGCGGCATGAATGACCTGCATGAGTTAGACCAAATATTATCCATCTTACTGGCGCAATTATCCCCACAGGCACGCGGTGCATTTATGCGTCAAGTCTCCAAAGAGCTACGCCAGCGCCAGCAAAAGCACATTCAGGCGCAGCAGAACCCGGACGGATCACCCTTTGTTGCCCGCAAGAAAAAACGCCGCGATAAGCAAGACCGTATCAAGCGCAAGATGTTTACCCAACTGCGCACCGCCCGTTTTATTAAAAGCGAATCCAACGCCGATGAGGCCGCCGTCACCTTTAGCGGTAAGGTCAATAATCTGGTGCGGGTGCATCACTACGGCTTGTGCGATAAAGTCACAAAGAACGGGCCAACGGTCAAATACGAGCGCCGCCAGTTACTCGGCTTTACTGACGGCGACAGTGAATGGATTGGGGATCTGGCGTTGGAGTGGATAGCTAAATAGCTAAATAGCCATTAATCTGGTTTTTGCGGGAACAAATACAATATAAAATGGTAAACGCCAAAAATACCGATACAAGCTAATATGGCAATGTACCAACGATCAAAATAGAAAAATGATGCGACCATTAATATTAACGCAACTAACGCAATAGCATTAGCCACCATGTAAGAAAGATAATATAAAAAACCGACTATGATTTTTTTAACTGTTGAGCTGGTTGATGACATTATCTATAACCCTCCTGTAATCTTCATCTCGTCCCTGCTCTTGCATACTGCTCGCATCAACGTAGCCAGACACATAATCTTTGATTAAAAAATACAATATATCCAGATCACCCATAGAACGTAACCGCCGATACAAGCTTGGATTTTTCTCTCTCAACTCTCTGGAATCATAAGTTGAGCGGTGAGCCAATGCACCAATAGTCAATATCGAATTGATTGCCGCACCACGAAGAATGCCCAAAGACGCTTTTAACTTAGGGTATCTCGCTATTGATCTATTCATCTGCGAAGTTAACAAATACATGAGCGTTGTTGTGGTAGCAAAACGCGCACCAATTTTTGCATAGATACTATTTAACAACGCGTCTTTCTTATCTTCTGGAAGCGTCTCAATAAAGTCTCTGGCAATAGCCTCTACCAAATTCACTATTGCACTATCGATATCACCCTCTTTTATGAAGGTCGCTAGTCGATAATAATCATTACCGTTTTCGCTTCTATTCTTGGTATCCAGAAATCCATATGCCAGATAATACATATCTTCCGGAACTGACATTATTCCAGAGAATATACTGTCAGGAATACTTTTAGGCTCAAAAGAGTCTACTATTTTGGTAGATATAGCATTAATCTCATCCATAAGATAACCCTTATAAAACGCGGTCATTCCAAATGCTATAACCTGACGTTCCAGCGACATGGTGCTGCCAGATAATGCTTTCATAACGAACTGATACATGTTCTTCCGGTTGCATACCGGCATGAGTCGATGAATGAGGATAATCAATATGGATATTAGTCAGTGCTGCATTAGTCAGTTTGATGGTGTAATACTTCTCCTGAGAACCCTCACTGTTCGTTCGATAAAAATCGAAAAGACACTCAAGGCTTTCATTTTCAGAGATAGAAATACCCAGCAAAGGCGATGATTTATCAATGGGTTTCTAAAAACTATCGGATGATGATGGGAGTTTTGAACACGAGATATCATATGTTGCAATGCATAAACAAAGATCTGATCCTGATGTGTTGATTGCGACTTATTGCCAATAGAATCTAATGAACCGCAGCCAGCAGATATTAAACCTTGTTTCGCACCTTGCAACGTTAAATAAATAGAGTTAGCCATTTTGAAAATCCCTTTAATAATTTAAATAGTGTAACTATTAAACATTACAGGATTTAATCATTATTTTCACCTGCCGAATGACAGAATGCACGATTGTTCACACCCCTATTAGCCTTTTAGGCTGTAAATAAAGGCTATCACATTTATTGAATCCATTAATTTCTTGTGCCATGCCCCACGCGCCCGTAGGCGGCATACTGGCCGCATGAATATCCTTACTGCTGGTCTTAAACGCCTGTTGGCTAACATTATCCGTATTGGCATCGTTTCCGACGTCAGTCTTGCTAACGGATTGTGCCGGGTCAAGATAGGCAACCTTGAAACCGATTGGCTTAATTGGTTAACCCTGCGTGCCGGTCGGGTGCGTTTTTGGTCTGCGCCGTCAGTGGGGGAGCAAGTTATGGTGCTGAGTATCGGCGGTGAACTCACCACCGGCTTTGTGCTGCCTGCCATCTTTTCTGACGCCAAACCCGCCCCGTCACAATCGCCTGACGCCATGGTGATCACCTTTCCCGATGGTGCCCGTTTTGAGTACGAACCTGAAACCAGCCACCTGGCTGTCACTGGAATAGCTACGGCGGTGATTGATGACCATGACCACGGCGGCGTACAGCGCCATTATGCGATGGGAGCCGCGCGTGGTACTCACGCGCGTGATATTGGCACAACCGCAGGCGGGGAAAATGACGCTGGAGCTTCAGGGCCACCGCACCGACCTGGCTGACACCTTTAATCTGGCTATTCCCGTTGGGGGTGATGCATGAACGTGATTGACCTGTCCCAGTGACCTGCGCCTTTGGTGGTCGAATCGCTGGATTATGAAACCCTGCTTTCAGAGAGAAAGGCGGCGTTTATCGCCCTGTATCCGGTTGAGAACAAGGAGCCGTCATGCAAACGCTGACCCTCGAATCAGAACCGATCACCACGTTATTGCAGGAAAGCACCTATCGCGAGCTGGTATTGCGCCAACGGGTTAACGAAGCCGCACAGGCGGTGATGGTGGCCTATGCCAATGGCAGTGATCTGGATCAGTTGGGGGCCAATAATAACGTCAGTCGCCTGGTCGCCATACCGGCCAATAATGACGCCATTCCGCCGGTGGTGGCGGTGATGGAATCTGACGCGGATTTCCGCCTGCGTATCCCGCAAGCTTTTGAAGCGCTGAGTGTCGCCGGACCAACCGGAGCCTATGAAGCCCACACCCGCAGTGCCGCCGCGCAGGCCCGACTGGAAATCTATATCAATACCCAACGCCGCCTCATATCACCGGCGGTATCAATGGGGTATCAGAAAGCATGGGCAGTGCACCTGAAAGCAATTTCAGCGGCGCGTTTGGCAAAAGCCCTGCCATCGGCAACGACAATACCCCGCACCATACCGACATCACCCATTGCGGCAGCTTTGATTTTGACGCCTCGCGCGTGGTGCGCACCGCCGCCGAAACCCGTCCACGCAACATCTCATTTTGCTATATTTTGAGGGCAATCTAATGAAATATAACTTTACCGTTCAACCGGCCATCTTGGATGACCATCAACTCGCCAGCCAGGCGGGATGGATAACGCTTTATCACTATGATGCGGAGAGTCTGGAATATGCTAGCGCGGGCATGGAGTACTTGCCGCTCGGCGTCGGCTTACCGGCTCACTCGGTGGCTGATGCGCCCATCTTTCAACCTAAAACCGGCATGGCATTGGTGAGAGATTTGGCCGCTAACCAATGGATAGCGGTAGAAGACCATCGCCATAAAACGGTGTATGATATTGAAACCAAACATGAATCCATCATTTTTACCCTCGGCCCGATTCCACACAATAAAACACTGATTCAGCCAACACATGAGTTTGATATATGGACAGGAACCGCCTGGGAAGTCGATCAACAGGCATTAAAAGCCCGCCATATTGCCGCCGCAAGCCAACAGAAAACCGCACTGATAAATCAGGTATCAGATCACATCAACATCCTACTCGACGCCATTGCAATGGATAATCAACAGACTGATATTCAGCAATTGGCGGCACTCAAACATTACCGCGTCGCGCTAATGCGCATCAACACCAGCGCTGCGCCAGAGATTGACTGGCCGGAGTTGCCGCAATGCGCGCGTAATTGATTGGTATAAAACCCCTACCAATATTTCTTGG